TACTTTGGTGATTGAATTACCCGTTACTGTTTTTGAACAGATCGAGTTTTGTCAATCACATCCTGTACTTGGATCCACCGGTTACCTTATGGTGAGGGATCCTCGTACAGCCATAGCTAAAGATAGCGTCGCACTTAAACCACTCGACAACAATGCAATCAAACAACAATGGTTAGCTGCTGTAGGAATGGGAGGTTTAGCTTTGACGGCTGGCCTCCCCGTATACCAACAATTCTACAGCATGTTCAAACGCCATAGTAATGGTGCAAAACCACTGAAGGATACCACTTTGGATGGAGGATTCTTCAGATTGTCGAAAGGGATGAGTAGGGTAGACACCCCCATTTCTGATGAAACACGATTTAGTTTCTGGTTGGCCTTTGGAATCAACCCCACCGAACAGCGATGTTTGGAGGACTATTATCTAAATTATGAGATGGAGGATGGTGATTATAGGTGTAGGTTTAATTATCTACCCCTATAGTCAAAAACGTGAAGGAAAACACGACAAACCCGGTAGCACCGTCGCATCCGTAAATTGGGTCCTAGTCTGTCATTGCCCAAAACTGTTATTTCAGTGCTATCCAGAATGCCAAGAGACTGCACGGCGCATCTTCCAGTTTGACTAGGATGTACAGTCCCGTTTTCGTCATGCGGTAACCAATACAATGGCGAAACGAAACCAAAAACGATCAAGCAAGCTTAGCTCAGAGGCTACTAAGATCAAGAAATTATCCGAGCAGGTCAAGAATCTCAAAATGACAAAGTCAAAATCAACCACCCCCTTCGCAAACACCGGTAAGATCATAGGATCCTCTATCGGGTCAATGTTTGGCAATAGTGCAATGGGGGGTGGGATTGGTAAATGGCTGGGGTCAGGAATTGGTAGTATCTTTGGATCCGGTGATTATCAAATCGCTGGAACAAAGCCAGACTACAACGTTCTCACGAATGGCAAACAGATTCCACAATTCTCGACCACACACGCTACAAACATCGTGTGCCACCGTGAGTACCTTGGAGATATTTTAGGAACAGCAGCGTTTAATAACACTGCCTATCCCTTAAATCCAGGACTCGCACAAACTTTTCCATGGTTATCAACAATAGCAGAAAACTATCAGGAATATAAATTTCATGGCATTATCTTCGAATTCCGACCACTCATCACAGATTTTGTGACCAGTGGTGCTCCAGGAGTCGTCGTAATGGCTACCAATTATAATTCTGATGTGCCAGTCTATTCTACTAAGCAAGAAATGGAGAATTCTGAATTTGCAGTATCAGTCAAACCAACCTTAGCATTAATGCATGGTGTGGAATGTGATATTGGACAAACAATCCTACCTCAAAGATATGTTCGTACAGGCTCAGTAGCTACCGGACAAGATCTTAGATTGTACGATTACGGAAATTTTCAGTTCGCCACACAATCTAACCCTGTCCAGAACTTGGGCGAATTGTGGGTGTCCTATTGCGTTGAATTTTTCAAACCTGTATTACCAAACACCGTTGGTGGTGATATCAATACTGGTCATGTAGTTAGAAGTTCATCATCTGGTACAGTTCCTTTCGGCACTGCAACTGTAAGTTCCGTTGGCACCTTGGCACTAGTCGTTACTTCCACTTCGATCACCTGGTTTGCACAACCAGGCACTCAATGGAAATTAGACTTCTTCAGTGCTGGAGTCAATGCAGTTATAGTCAACCCTGTAACTAGTATCTCTGGTAACGCCAGCTTTAAACAGTGGTTCGTCAATCCTTCGGGAGCTGATAACCAAACACAGCCTACTCAACCACCTGCAACTACCACATCAATTAGCTACATGTTTAGTGTAGTTATCGTAGCTAGTTCATCATCTGCTGCAGGTTACATTGGTTTGACCATTAGTACAGGAGGTACTTTACCAACCAGTGCGTATGCTGATATTTGGGTTACTCAAATTGATAATGCTATCACAGGATAAGTAATCAATCGTCCGAAGACGTTAAACTACGGGGCAAATGAAACCAAAAATATTAAAAACATAGAAAATTTTCATTTGTTCGAGGGATAAGTTCGCAAACCCATGCTCGATGGGATCCTAACTTAGAGACCAGATTGACCGTCTGGGGCTGAAGAGCCTAGTACTGTGATGGCACTTGGGTACATTACTCAGGGTGTGGGAAGTCCGGCCCACCACGTCTTAGGATAAGCTATGAATAGCCGCCCGATTTGATCCCGGGTAGGTAGAACCGCGACTACTCAAATGTGCGGCGCTGCATGAGGGATAGAGAACATGCGTTGGCTGTGTCAAGTTAAACAAACAGGGTGAATACAACCAGATGTATCGTGACAACTACCGTTGTCTAGGTGTAGACTAACTATAGAGGTACCAACCCTGGGGGGGAGGAAGGGTCAGTTGTTCAATGGTGAAGCCAGGGCGACCAACTGATAAAGAACAAAGCGATTTGTGTACAACGAC